ATCTTCAGAGACTAAACAGGGAACATTTAACAATTAATTAAAACAAGTGTCTTGGTTCTATCCATCTAACTACATATATTTGTAGTATGAAATTGAATAGAAAACAACATTTGAACCAAAGTGGAATATATTGTATAGCAAATAAAGTGAATGGTAAAGTCTATATTGGAAAAGCCAAATGCATTTATTCAAGAGTTAAACAACATATAACTCAGTTGAATAAAAAAAGAAGAGATGAAGAAAACGATCATCTTATAAATGCTTGGCATAAATATGGAAAAGACAATTTTCACTATTTTGTTTTAGAATATACAACACTTGATCAATTAGCAAGCAGAGAGTTATATTGGCAAAAGATCTTTGAATGTACTGATAGAAATAAAGGATACAATTTTAGAGAAGATTCTGAAACAGGATGTGTTGTTTCTTTAGAAACAAGAAAAAAGCTTAGCGAAGCTCAAATTAAAAGATTTTCTGATCCAAAAGAGAGACAAAAAGTAAGTCACACTTATTGGAAAGATAATCCAGAGGCTACTAAGGAAATGGCAAAGAAAGTTTCAGAAGCTACAACTAAATATTATATTAATCAGTATAATAAAGATGAACAATTTATAAAAAGATGGAATTCTGTAAAAGAAATAACAGAACAAAACCCTTCTTATAAATGGCAGCAAATATATTCAGTTTGTTCAGGTCACAAACCTTCAATTTATGGGTTTGTTTGGAAAAAAGAATTAAAGTTAAATGATGATATAGTCCAGCTGTAATTGAAAGGTTACAGAGGCTGGAATGCATATTATCAAGCCATCATCATTAACAATGGTCGTTATCCTATGCATCTAGGTAAAGAGTTTCTTAGAGGATATACACAAATGTTTGATAAACGTATAGAACTCAAACCTTTAGCTAAGAAGGATAAGAAGATTAAGGGTATTGTTGGTGCTCTAAAGCTTGCTGTTAACTCTGTATATGGTAAGTCTAGTGATATGCAAAGTTGGATTTATGACAGAGAGCTTACAATGTTCACCACTATTACAGGTGAATTGAGCATCATGATGCTTGCTGAGATGTATGAAATTAATGGTATACACGTAATTAGTGCTAACACAGATGGTATAACTGTTAGAATACATAAGAACAAGCTTGAGGATATGCGTAGAATTAATACGTGGTGGGAAAATCTTACAACCTATGAGCTTGAAGCAACGCATTATAAGAAGATTATATTTTCAACAGTCAATGACTACCTAGCAATTAAAACAGATGGAGAAATTAAAAAGAAAGGAGATTTCCTTACAGATTTTGAGCTTCATAAAAACAAGTCTGCTCGTGTTATTCCTATTGCCCTTGAGGCTTATTATGTACATAACATTCCTATTGACGTTAGTATTCGCAATCATAGTAATATTTATGATTTTTGTTTACGACAAAAGTCTAGCAAAGATTTTCACTACGAAGGGTGGAACAAACAAACAGGAGATAAAACCATCTATAACAAGCTCATCAGATATTACGTCAGTAGAACAGGAGAAAAACTCTTAAAGGTTAAGAATCCTGAATGTGATAGTAATGCTGCTGATGTAAGTCAAGTGGAAGCAGGTGATTGGGTGATGCATGTATGTAATCATCTAAAGAAAGATCATCCTCTAGACAACATCAATTATGAATATTACATAGAGAAGGCAGAAAGGATAGTTTATAAGATTCTTTCTGAAGGTAAGAAACGTAAGATTGTAGTTAATCCAAATCAACTTAGTTTGTTCTAACATCCGTTATAACGTACATTTCCTTTGTTTTTGTGCATTATAAAACACATTATTTGTATATTTGCTATAAATATTTTTATGCGAAATGCAATAAACAGAGAAACTATAGCTGAGCATCTCATTAAATATCAACTAGAAATGGTTGGTAAGACATGGGAAGATGCTCAAGCTGATGCACAATGGTATTATAACATCACTATGACAGAAGAGCAATTTGATGAGTTTATGAAATATGCTCTTCCCTTAACTAAAAAGGTTTTTAGATGTAATAAAGCCAGAGCTCAAAAAACAATGGATTGGTTCAATTTACAATTTGGACTAAGAATATTCCCTATTCCAGCAAAATTTAAAACACAAGAAGATGAAACCACTTAGTTTTGTTTATGTAGCAATAGACAATGATAGTATTCCAATTGCTACATCAGATGACATCAATGAACTATTATTAGCTGTAGACTATCATCATGGAGCACATGAGAAGTTTAAGAATGAATCAACTAGAATCAGTTGGGAACCTTTTTACAGTAAATATCCAAGTGAGTATGAAGGAAAGTTAACATATGATTGTCCTACATATATAGATGAAGAAAGAGAGACAGTTGAAGTTAAGATTTATACAGTTGACCACTTTAATAAAAAGAAAAATGACACAGGAACAACTACTGCAGAAGTATCCAAAGATTTTTAAGCCCTATGCTGGCAATCCTTTCAATGTTAATTGGTCTGGTTTACCAGATGGATGGATTAAAATTGTTGACAAGCTATGTGGTTCTATACAAGACTATGTAGATAACACCTATGATTGGATAAATGGTGAGAAAGAAGCCAAAGGACAAGTGAGATGTTCAACCATGAAAGAGAAATATGGTGGACTAAGATTTTACACAGACAGTGGTGATGATTGTGTCGAAGGAATGATTAGGATGGCTGAATTTCTTTGTGAGAACACATGTCAAGATTGTGGTTCTGAAAAAAACATTGGTAAGACAAGAGGATGGATTTATACAATTTGTAAAACATGTGCTAACAACAGAAATGCAACATCATGGCAATCATTAGAAGACTTAAAGAAGAAATCAGAAAGTTCTCTATAGGTGTACGTAATATAATTAAATGGATCCCAGTTCTCTATAAAGACAGAGACTGGGATTTTTATTATATATACGTTATTCTACAGAAGAAACTAGAATTCACAGAGAAATCTATTGCTAAAAGTAGCTTAGAAAATGGTCAAATGTATGCAAATAAGATTAGGACAGCCATTAGGCTTATTGAGATAGTCAGGGATGAGAAATACGTTGACGAAGTGCTCATGGAAGATGACTGGACTAAGATTAAAAAGGCAATAGCTAAGCAAGACAAAGCAGAGAAACTATTATTTAACTATCTACATCATTACATTAAGCAATGGTGGAGCTAAAACAAGATTTATGGGATCAAGTTGGTTTAGAAATGAGTCAAGAGGTAGGAGTGTTCAAGCAGCATATGATAGAGCTGTAGAACGTGCAGAAGATGAATATGGTCATCAAGAAGGTTATAGTGGAGAGATTAATAGCTCTGCAGGTTATAGAGATATAACTAAAGAGTGGAAAGCTAGTAAAAAGTCTTTAGAGGCTTTTATAGCAGATCAACATGATGATCTTACAAAGTTTGATGGTGCTAGAGCTATTTGTCTTGAAGAGCCTAAAGCTAATGAAAACAAGACCAAGAGTCAAGTGGAGCATATTGTTACACCTGGTACAAAGAAATGGGTTCTTAAGTATGTTGTTAGTGGATATGATGGAGAGATTAGTTCTCATGATACTAAGGGTAGTGCTGTAGCAGCTGCAAGAGCTTATACAGAGAAGTATTTATCTAGTACAGTGATACAAATGGAGAAGAGAATTGAGAAATCTAATGCCATTGTAGCTAAAATAACATACAAGAGATCTTCTACAGAAAAAGATGGTAGATGGGTATTCTTTGGTTGGGCATCATGTTAAAAACAAAATTATGGAAAAACAATTATTTGTAATAGATGGTTATCGCATTTGGGCTTTCACATATGATGAAGCATATCAAAGCTATTTAAGAATTCTTAAATTTTAACTCATGATTCCAGAAGATTATGAAAGGGATTTTCTCAAGGATGTAATATATTTGCAAGAGGAGATTATTGAATTGAATAAAGAAATCAATGAACGCCTTGAAGCAAACATATTTATAATAGATGAGGATAAAATTTTAAACGATGGCAAGATTAGACTTAACATACTCCCATTTTGAGGATCTTTTGAAGAACGGATATAGCCTTGATATGATTTTCATTCTTAAGCTTATTCATAAGGAGAAATGTAATATCAAAGACTTATGTGCAGACAATCCAAAAATATCTGTCATCTATCAAACTCTTGTTAGGAAAGGTCTTATTTCTGAGGATTCTAAAGTGTTGTTACAGGGGAAGTCTATATTAGACTTCCTCTCAACTCCTTTGGAAGAGAAGAAATTTGATAAGAAAGAGACAATAAGTGATGATAAGTTTGCTCTATGGTGGTCTAGCTTTCCAGGAACAGATACATTCACACACAAGGGTGTTAGTTTCTCAGGATCTCGTAGTCTTAAAATAAACAGAGATGAATGTAAAATTAGACTAACTAAGATTTTGGAGGAAGGTGAATACACTATTGAGCAATTGGTTGATGCTCTTAAGTTTGATGTTCTTCAGAAGAAAGAAAACTCTGTAAAGCATTTAACTAACAAACTATCGTATATGCAGGGAAGTCTTACGTATTTAAATCAAAGAAGCTATGAACCGTTCATAGAATTAATTAATGAAGGACAAAAAGTTGTTGAAACAACAGTTATAAAAGGAGGAACAGACATATGATACCAGTAGAAAAGCTTATGAATTGGATAGAGAAAACAGAAATGAAAACTATATCCGTTGGAATGTTAAAAGATTGGATATTAGAAATGCAAGAAGAAGAAAAGAATCAAATGACAGACATACAGGCATTAAAGATCATATCTTCTTATCTAACTCACTTGATAGATCCTCAACCTAGTATAAATTTGATGGATTTGTCTCATTTGCATCCAGAAGATCTTGTTGATTATGAAATTCCTAAGGAATTATTTAGTATCCATGAATATACATTAGATGAGATACAAGACATGAGAGTTATGTTGTCTAGTGTTATAGTAAAAATGGAAAACAAAGAAATAGATAACATATGAGTTTTGAATTACTAAGAAAGGAAGTTGATAAGGGCTTGAGTGCTAAGAGCAATGGCATACCTATGGGTTTTGATAGACTCAATAGGTATATTGGTATTAGGAAGGGAATGTATTTCTTAGTGGGTGGTCTCACAGGTTCAGGTAAGACAAGTTTTATTGATGATTGTTTTGTTCTCAATCCATTTGATTGGTATACATCTGCAGCTAATAATACAAACATTAAGCTTAAGATTATATATCGTTCTATGGAA